TATTTTTTCAGGGATTCCATAACGGAATCGCATATTATTGCAATCAGTCCATCCGCCTTCGGCTCCGTAAACTGTATCTTGTTTGTTAATACCGGGACGCGGGAATTTTACTTTGGTTATGGGCATAAAACCTCTATTAAAAGAGATTTTATATCACTTTTTAAACCAAGCTGGAAGTCCTAAATGAGCTCTACGATCGTATATATTTTCTTTAGATCCTTTAGTTTCAACATTATTGTAATGTAAGAATACTTGACCACAATCATCAAAAGTTAATTTATCTCTCCAATGTTCTAATTCATTTCCTCTGTAAACTAACATATCACCAGGTTCTAATAATACTTTAACACCTTTAGATTTTGATGGTTTATAGTTACCAGTTTTTTCATCTACACCACCTTGTGATGCATCTGGTTCAAGATATATTGGCCAACATCCACCGCCTAAATGCATAGTTGTAGATATTTCACATGAGAATCTATCTTTATGACGATGTAATACATCTCCTTTTTTATAAATTCTTGCATATGAATAATTAGTATTTAATTTTAATCCTGTTTCTTTTTCCATAATTGGAAGAAGTTTTACAAGTAATGTTTCCATTACAATGTCAGAATAATGTGAATATGTTTCTGGAACTTGTTGATCGTTCCAAACGCCGAAATACTCCGTAAACTGACTTATATACTTTGTATCAAACATAGTTCTTGCAACTTGTCTTTTCATCATGAAATAATCATAACAGAACTTAGCAAGATCTTCTGATATTGCATTTTTAATTACTGTATATTTATTTTTTTTAAAACTCATTTTTTCTCCTTTTTGTTTTCTGTTTTATTTTCTGCTCTAGTTTGTACTCTTACTGTATCAGTAATCATTTTTTGAACTGCCTGTAAGTTAAAATGAATAAATCTGAAATCTTGGATTCCTGCATCAACGATATATTCATGTGTTAAATACGCTGGAATAAAAATCATGGTACCTGGTTTTGGACGGTAATGTATTTTGTCAGTTCCTAACGTAATTTCTTTTTCATTCTTTAAAGGTAATTGTGTCATGAGTTTACCTGGTCGAGGATCGTGAAATACTGGTAAAGATGTTTTATCTGAACATCTTAAAAAATAAAAACCACTAATGTGATTATTATAATGCACGTGTGGCGTATGATTCCCACCTGCTTTTTCTGCAAATTGTTGAACCCAAAATTCTGTCCAAAATAATTCATAATTAGTTAAATCATAACCCATATGATCTAAAACATTCCATGCAGTTGAACCAATATATTCTTGTAATTCTTTTAAGTCTGGATCTCCCACGAGAGATGTTGAGTGATGGCTCATGGAAAAATCACCTACTTTTTTACCTAATTCTTTTTCACGTTCTTTAATTGCTTTTTTATTATTTTCTTTAGCAGCTTTAATATATTTATCACAAACTTTATCTACATGATCTACCCATTCTGGTATTTCAATAGAATAAACAGGTGTTGAAAAATATATTGATGAATTTAATTGATCTGTTTTTGCCATTAGTTTACGTCCTTTCTATGTTTGTTTAAGTATTCTAAAAATGGTTTATTATCATAATTTTCAAAATAACTCAATGTTACATTACATGTATGACAAAGTAATTGTCTAACTTCATTAGTTTTATGATTATGATCTACACATAAAGTTTTGTTTATTTCATTTTGATGTTTCTTACAAATAGCACATTTACCTTCTTGTTTATTAAACATCTCATTATATTGATCTAATGTAATATTATATCTTTTAAGTTGATATTTTCTTTTATACGTTTTTGGTTTATCTGGATTTTTCATAGCATATTTTTTTGATATTATTATTAATTTATCTCTATGTTTGTCATAATATCTTTTAGTCATTGCTTTAAGTTTATCTGGATTTTTTTGTAACCATATTTTTTTAATTTTGTTTATATGTTCTCTTTTTCTCGCTCTATATGCTCTTGTTTTTTCTAAAGTATTATAAGGCATATTATTTATATGGATAACCTAAATTCCAAATTACTAAAGAATATCTTGTTCCTTTTGTAACTGGTTTGACGCGGTGCCATACAAAACTTGGAAATACAACAATACTTCCACGTGGAGCTATTTCAGCACATTTTCTAATAGTTGGTTTATCTGGATCCATATTTCTAAAATCAAATTCTAATTCTCCTCCTTCATAATCTTTTGGATCTGATAAGGAACAAGTAACTGAAAGTTTTCTTATTTTACCAAACGTATCTGGATTATCTTTATTTGCATATGCTCCTTCCCAGGCATCAGCGTGCCAATCGTAAAATTGATTTAATTTATATTTTGTAAATTGACATGATTCACTGAACGACCATTCAAAATTCCAACCAGCTAATTGATTTGCTTGATGTATAAATGGTTGAATTTCTTTATAGATCCAACGATCATTTAACCAAACTATATTTGAATCTCTTTTCTTTTTTAAATCTTTTAAATCTTCATCATTAAGTGGTTTACCTTCATTAATTTTATTTGTTTGTCCACCAGTTAATGCTAATTGCTCTTGTTGTGCAGTTCCATATTTAATTAACTCATCACAAAATCTAGGTGTAAGTGCACTTTGGAAATAATAGTAGTAGTTATTCAAGTTCATTTCTAAATTATAAATAATGAATTATAGGATATTTGTCAAGCCTATGAATTATTAACCAAATGTACTATTTGTTATTGATCCAGATACTGTAAATGTAGCAACTTTACAACCTCCTGCTGGAGCGGGTAAAGTTGTAAGTGTATTTGTACCTGGACTTACAGATAATGATGCTGATCCTGGTGCTCTAATAATAACTATTCCCGATCCTCCTGATCCTCCAGATTGACATCTACCACCACCTCCACCTCCTCCTGTGTTAACTGTTCCTGTTCCTCCAGCGCTAGGACCAGTTAAACTACCTGCTCCTCCACCTCCAGCACCTCCACTTACAGTTCCAGAAGGACTATTAACCCATCCTCCTCCACCTCCTGCGTAAGTAACTGCTGAACCAGAAATTGAATTTGGAGATCCTGCTCCTCCACTTGCGTTAGTACCAGGTCCTCCATTACCAGAAGCTCCTGCTCCACCTCCTCCTCCACTAACAAATGAACCAGGACCACCTTGTGATGCATTACCACCTGGATTTCCTTGTGATGGACTAACTGGCGGAGTATTTCCTGTTCCACCTGATCCTGGTTCAAACATTCCACCTCCTCCTGATCCACCAGGAGAACCATTTCTAGAAGAAGCAGGCACATCTTGATAAGTACCTCCTGCTCCACCACCCGTTGATGTTATTGTTGAAAAAATTGAAGGATTACCTGATCCAGCCTCTGTAGCAGGACTTCCTCCACCTGCTCCACCTCCTCCAACTGTTATTGGAGTTGAACCTCCTGCCAATGAAATTTTTGTTCCACTTGGAAAAGATGTACGATAACCTCCAGCTCCACCACCAGATGCAACCTGACCCCCACCTCCTCCACCGCCAGCCACGACTAAATAATCTACATCAACTGCACTTTGTGGCTTCGGCCACGTTCCTTGTTTAATTGCCCCAAATGCACTTTTCATATTCCAAACACCACTTGCCTTGTTTAATTCTTTTACGATAACGATTCCTGAACCGCCGGCTTTTCCTCCGCCCCAGTTAGCTCCACCTCCACCTCCAGTATTAGCTGTTCCAACTGTACCTCCTGTTCCTGGTTGAATACTACCATTTCCTCCACCACCAGTTCCTCCTGTTCCTGCTGGTCCAGTACAATCTGAACTTCCTCCACCTCCACCTGCATAAATTCCTGAATTAGGTAAACCTGGTCCAAATGTTGGAGATACATCTGATCCTGCTCCACCATTTCCACCTACTTTACTTACAGCTGCACTACCTACTGCAGAAGCTCCTCCGCCTCCTCCACCTGCTCTAGCACCACCAGCTGGGTTTGTTGTATTTCCTGCTCCACCTGAATTTCCTTGCGGTGGACTTACTGGCGGACTATTTCCTGTTCCACCTGCATTATTTGTAATTGCTCCTCCACCTCCTCCTGAACCTCCTGGTCCACCTGTTCCTGTAACTACTCCACCATAACCTCCACCTGTTGATGTAATTGTTGAAAATGTAGATGGGTTACCTTGTGAACCTGATGAACAACCATTTGGAGAACCTGCTCCACCTGATCCTACTGTAATTGGATATGCTGTTGCTCCACAAACTGAAATTGATGTACAAGTACGAAGTCCGCCTGCTCCACCACCACCAGCAATGTTTCCACCGCCTCCACCACCTCCAGCTATAACTGCTGTTGAAACTAATCGCGTTCCAGGTTGCGTTGTTAATGTTCCAGATGCTGTTTGAGATGTAACCGTACACTTTCCAAACGATGTTGGATTTAATGCGCCGATAATACCGCCATTATACTTGGCCATAGGTTACTTGCTCCTCGTTTAAAATTCTTGTTACTTGCCTGTAGCAATCCAAGATGAAGAGTCAGGTGACCAAGCGAATTCGTTTTGTTGA